CATGTGTTCATATATGGCACAAATGTTATAAGCATGCGTTTTGGTAAATATAGCATTGGTTTTGCCTGCGTTTTTATGCATTAAGTTTAAATGATCTTCTGTAATTTTAATCAATCCGTTTACATAAGCGTGTTTTGAATTTTCTGATCTTGTTACCCATTCAAGATTGCTAACAGCATTGTTAGCCTTATTGCCGTCTTTGTGGTTTACTTGTGGTTTGTTTTCTAAATTTGGAATAAATGTTTCCGCAATCAGTCTATGGCCTAAGTGTTGACTTTGAACCCCGTCTTTTCGTAGGGAATAAGTCCTATACCCAACTTGATTGCCACCCTTAAGAATAATGGGTTGCCCTGTTTTTATTGAAACAATTTCGCCATGTTCTGTGGCGGCATAAATTCCTTCAAAATTATTTATTGGTTTCATATCAGATCACCACCCACCTAGAACCAGAACTAATAGTAACTACCACACCGTCGTCTACTGTGATGGGGCCTGTGCTCATCGCGTTTTTTCCCACGGGAATTGTATAATCCGCCGAAACTGTTTGTCCGTTCTCAATGAATACCTCATCTGCCCCGCCGCCTGTGGCTCCGCCTCCAACCGACCCCCATGCAGAGCCGTTGTATATCTCAGGCTTGGACAACGTGCTATTGAACCGCAAGTAGCCCGATGTAGGAGAACCATCTCGCTGGGCTGTGGTGCCTACAGGAAGAATCTGTGAGCCAGTAGCTGCAGTAATTGACTCTAAGTTGATCTTGGCCTGTGTCGTGGTCGTAGCGCCAGTGCCGCCTTCACTTACTTGAACTTGGTCACCAGCTAGTGAGAATGCACCTGATGCTGCTAGTGTAGTGAATGCGCCTGTAGATGGGGTTGATGCGCCTACGGTAGTGGCGTTAATGGCTGCGCTGTCAATTGTTCCGCCGTTAATGTCTGCCGTTGCGGCAACTAGGCTAGCTACAGTTAGCGCGTTGATCTGGTCTACTGCCTCAACTACGTTTGTCCCGTCGCAACGCAACACCGTGGACTTGCCATTAGGTACAGAGATTCCCGTACCCGCAGAGGTCTTAAGCGTCAGCGCAAAGCCGCCAGTCGTGGCGTTCTTAATGAAGTACAGCTTAGATGCTGTAGGGCATACCACGTTGCGTGCCGCTGTGAGCGTTCCTGTCACGTTCAGGAACATGCGTCGGGCTTCGTCTGCGGCCCCGTTGTTGCTTGTTAGCGTGTAGTTGGCGGAGTCGTCATGGGCCACAGCAGCGGTCCCCGCTACGGCTGCATCCAGTAGTGCGGTCAAGCCTACGTTTACAGTATCCCCCCATGTACCTGTTAGCTCGCCCGTTACGGGGAGGACTAATCGCAGGCTATCGGTATATGAACTAGGCATCTTTTATCCTCATGCAGCTATTTGCTGCCAGTTGGGTGCTTGCGCACTGTCTACATTCTGCCAGACTGCGCCTTGTGTATCTACCACATTTTGCCAGTTTGGCGTCTGGTTGTCATCTATTTCGCCCCATACGAGCGCAAAACCTATTTGTCCGGTGCCAAACACACCTTCTGGGAACACATTTGCTCTGGCTACAACACCGGCTACCCCTATTGCGGATACCCCTACAACGCCTGTTACGGAGACCCGAATGTTGAGCAGTATTCGTACGGAGCCAATCCGGCTAGCACCAACTACACCTGTGGGTACAACAACCCCGGTGCCCGTAACAACTACACTGCCTGTTGCGCCTGTGGCTTCAACACCAACTGCGGGGACATCCGCGCCAGCGCTAGCTACTACGTCACCAACTGCACCAGTGGCCCCAACGCCCGTAACGATTACAATCTTGGGTATGGATACAACCACGTCCCCAATCTCGCCTGTGTCCTGTACCCCTGTGGGGTAAACAAACGCTACACCTGTAACTACTACGCTGCCAATCTGGCTTGCGGCTTGGACCCCGTCAGGGAACGCAGTGGCCCCACCTGTGGCTATAACCGAACCGACTGCACCAGTAGCAAAGACGCCCGTTACCGGAACAATCTCGTTCTCAAGAACCGCTACGTCGCCAATCTGGCCTGTGCCTGTGACGCCATCTACCGAGATAATCAGTAAATCAGCGCCCCACGGCGTTTGGCCCCATGCGCCGCCACCCCAACCGGAGTATTCAACGGACGAGGTCATGGTCTACCCTTAAGCGATGCGAATCAGCGCGTTTGTTGCATCTGCGGCTGGCATCTGGACGGTGAAGTCACCTGCGGTACTTGTTTTATCAGCACCGAAATCCAATACAGCAATCGCACGGTTTGCCTTTGAGCTGTTGTAAATCAACGCGCCGCGTGCCGTAATAGTCGCTGTGCTCCACGTAGTATCCGCAAAGTCTACGAACGCTGTAGTGCCCCCCGAGCTAATAGCCGCGCCTGAGAGTGTGTTGCCCCCCGCCACGTAGCCCGTACCCACAACCTCATTGGTAGTAGCGTACGCGGTCGTAGCCGCGCTCAGCGTAGCCGCCGATGTGAACAACGCGATTTTGATTGTGTCTGTGTCCAAGTCGTGGATGCCGCCAAAAAGTTCAACTTTGAACGACGTGACCATAGATTGGGTGATAGCCATCTCTTACTCCTTAATTTACTGGTACTCGGGCTTGCCCCGAGCGGTATGCGTCGGTGCGCAGCTTGCCGTCACCCAACTGTTTCAACAACGACATTGATGCGGTAAACATCTCTACGTATAGCTTAACCATATCAGCCTCACCCTTCATGAAGCGAATAGCCTCAATCAAAGCCCCGTTAAGCAACGCGGAGTCGAACTCCTCACCAAGCCACGTCGTTCCCGCAGTCACAATAGACTCGGGGTAGTAGCCGTAGTGTAGCTCCACCTCATAAGTCGAATCGGGTGTAGGTCCTAAGATGATGGTGTTGTCGTCAAAGTAAGCGTAGTGCTTGGGCAAGCCCGTAGACGTTGGGTTGGGGTAGGCGGCGCGGATGAAGTTCACATCCTTATTCAGCAAGTATTCATAGTTGCCACTGCCGTCCACAACCGCCAAAGAGAACGTGTACAAGAAGTCTGATGGGGTGCTCAAATACTTGTTAGCCGTAGTTAAGTTACCCGTTGAGTTTTTACGCAACGCTGGTATTTGTACGGCGTTGTATATTTTCTGCTCACACTGCTGCGTGAACATGGCGAGTTGATCCTCGGTGAACGTATTCTCCGTAATATCTTGGATATTGGTTTTTAACTCGTCGTACGTCATACTAAACTCCGCTTACGCCATCGGGCCGCGAGCCATCGTGCCTTTAGTGGCTGCGCCTGTACCGCGGATTTTAACGCCCGTAGTCTTAACGCCTTTTTCTGGGTAGCCTGCAGTCTGTGGGACGGGGACTGGTTTAGGCTGTCTGTAAACAGCTTGGGTTTGCTTTTTCATCGTAATTCCTTCAAGTTATCACTACTGTGACTGTACCAACAATACCTAGCGGTGCCAAGTCATTTGGCGTCTCTACAACTGTAAACCCTCGGGCCCCACCAACTGGGTTCCACCCCCACTGAATACCACGTGAGCTGTAGTCTCCGCCGCTAAAAGCTAAGGACTTGTCAACACGCGGATTACGCGCTGCTTGCGGATCAGTAACTGGGTACATCCCCTGCAAGTTCTGTGGGTGATCTTTCTCCCAACACACACTACAAACCTGCAAGCCCGTCGGCTTCGTCCGGATGACTATTTCTTTTAAGTCCGTGCGCTTAAACCGAAACCCACACCGGTCACATTCCGCAATCGTGTGCTTACCCGAAGCAAATTTCTGTGTTGCCATAAGGGATTACCCTATCGTCATGTGGCGCGGCACAAGGGAGAACGAAGCCTTTTCTCGGTCTTCCGTAGCCGCCAACTCCCACGCCTCATCGTATTGCTGTTTTAACAACCCCAAACGCTCCATGCCGTTAGGCACCTTCAGCGCTAAGTAGTAAGCCAGTCCGGCTACCATGCAAGGCAGGAACCGAAAAGGGACGTCCATTGTGTTCACCCCGTTGCCCGCATCATCAATGCGCTTTAAACGCCAATACACGAACTGGTAAGGCTGCGCACCATCAGGAACGGGCCACAGGTTAACAGTGGGGGTAGGTGCTTGCCGGTCAATCCACACCTGAATGGGGCGTCCTTGAGACAGCTTACTAGGTATGGACGCGTAGGTAGATACGCTAATACGTGACATTGACAAATCTGATTGTGTGGCAGTTGCGCCAGCATTTGTGCGAATAACAAACTCCAACAAGTCCACCGTATCAGACGGAAGATCGTACGTACCTGTGCCAGCAACAAGGGAGATTGCCCCCTGCTCAATGGTCCACATGTTAATGCCACGATTTGCCCAATCAGCAAATAGTAAGTTCAACGAACGACGCGCTGTGCGCAAGTCGTAACCAGTACGCAGCTCGGCACCAGCTCGCTCAAACGCCTCCTCCACCAAGTCGGTGAGGTCTAGGTTAAACGCTGTGGTACCTGATGTTGCCATTATCTAGTTCTCGCTGTTTTAGCTGCTATTTTCTTAGGCTGGGCTACAAACTGTTTGCCCTTTGCCGTGCCTTCCCGCTTAGCACGGGTTGTAGCCGCGTATTCTTTGCTACTCAAGCTATCGCGAGCCTTCTTAGGTAGATACCGTTCGCCTGTCGCTTTGGGACCTTCTGTAGAGTTCTTGCCCGACTTTGTGCCCCAATCTTCCTTGCCCCACTTAGACAACTTATTGGTGCTGGACTTGGCTCCAGAGTACTCGCCACCGCGCTCTTTGTACAGCTTAGTAGCCAACTGCATGGCGCGAGCGGAGTGCTTACCCCCCATCTTTGCCTTGGCATCAGTCTTAGCGCGCTCCCATTTAGCGGGAGACTTTTTGACGGCGGT